ACACAAAGACGGCTAACATGGTAAGGACTTACCTCCTAATTTTGCTCCTCTGCGGGCCTGTGATGCCCTTTCTCAATCACTTGATGGATGTCACAAGGCGGATGCTAGAATCCAGCAACGCGACCTGGTTGAGAGATCAACCAGACACACACAGACTTTCAAGATGGAACGACCATCTCATGTCAATTCTTGGCATCGGATCCCACATTGATGAAGTCTCCCTGAATCACAGTCAACATCTATTCAACTATAGGGCTTATGACTGTGAAGAAGGCAGGAGAACACTTACAATGCTGGATCCCAAGTCTGGATTGTTCAAAAGATTGGTTTGCAATGTGAATCAGACCCTGACAAAGGACTGCTCCTCTTGCATTAACAAAAAGTCAACTCTACTAAAGAGTGAGCACTTGGTTTACGACGATGGGATATGTCAATCTGATTACAGCAGCATTGCTTCTATGCCACACCACGACACCCATCTGTGCGAAGTGGGCCCACTGCACATAAAACACTGCAGCCATTATACTAAGCGAGTTCAGCATGTTGCCTGGTTTTGGATAGATGGGCGCGTTCGTATCTACGATGATTACTCTATCTCATGGACCGAGGGGAGATTTCTTTCTTTGTTTGACTGCCTGAATGAGACTTCCAAAGTTTACAATTGCAATAAAGCAGCCTGCTTGGAAGGCAAGTGTTCAGGTGACATTCAATTCTGCACAGAGTTCACTTGCACTTACGCAAAGTCAGAATGCACATGCAAGAGAAATCAAGTTCCAGGAGTGGCAGTAGTCCACACTAAGCATGGTTCTTTCATGCCGCAGTGTTTTGGGCAATCATTGTGGACAGTGAGGAAGCCATTGGCGAAGAGATCTGTTTCAGTTCGACAGCCCTGCATGGATTGTGAGAGTGACTGCAAGGCAGACCACATCCTTGTAATTGTGAGGCATTTCACTCCAGATCATTACCAGGCTTGTCTTGGTTCTACATGTCTTACTGGCAGAGCCTCTGACAAGGAATTCAGAGTGCCTTTTAAAATGGCTGACAGACTATCTGATTCTCATTTTGAGATCAAAATATGGGACAAGGAGCGGTCAAATGAATTCTTCTTAACATCAAAGTGCGAATCCATTAATGCTTGTGATGCAATCACTTGCTGGTTTTGCAGGGCTAACTGGGCTAATATTCAATGCTTCTCCAAGGAGCAGGTGCTGATCCTTGTGTTTGTCTGCTCAGTATGCATACTTGTCCTGGCAAGTGTCTTCAAGGCCATTAGAGTCATAGCAACTACAGTTTGGAAAGTGTTGAAGCCATTTTGGTGGATTCTTTCTCTGCTACTAAGGACTTGCACCAGAAGATTGAACAAACGAGCTGAACAAATCAAGGAGAGCATTCATTACTTGGAGGAGGGATTAGCAGAAGGAGGCAGTAAAGCAGAGAAGGAGACTATTCAGATGCAAACAGTGGCAAGACCAAATGTGAGGCAGAAGATGTTCAGCCTGACACGCCTCAGCCCAGCTGTGGTGGGCATCATGTGTCTCTTGAATCCTGCCTCTGGATGTTCCGACTCCATCTCAATCACAGCTTCAAGCCAGAGATGCTCCACTAGCTCTGATGGCCTCAACACCTGCTTCGTCAGCACCAGTTCCCTCCTTCAAGTAAGCCCTAAAGGCCAGGAGAGTTGCCTGATAATCAAAACTCCAACAGGATCTGCAGTGGATTACATTAAGATCAAGACAACTGACATAAGACTGGAGTGCGTTCGAAGAGATTTGTACTGGGTTCCACGGGTCACACACAGGTGCATTGGGACCAGGAGGTGCCATTTGATGGGAGCTTGTAAGCAGGATGCTTGCTCTGAATTTAAAATCACGGACTACTCTCCTGAGTGGGGTCACGAGGAAGAACTTATGGCGCAGTTAGGCTGGAGCTATTGTGTGGAGCAATGTGGGGGGCCATTGTGTCAATGCTTCAATGTGAGGCCATCCTGTTTTTACCTGCGCAAGACATTTTCTCCTTTGTCCCAGGATGCATTCAATATCTATGAATGTTCAGAGTGGACCTATAGAATAAACGTAGTTGTGTCAACTAACGCCTCTCAGAGCAATCTAACACTCAAGCTGGGAGTCCCAGACTCTATTCCGCATGGCTTAATTAGCTTATCCAGTGTTTCTCAACCTCCTGCAGTTGCCTATGCAGAGTGCTTTGGAGAAGATCTCCATGGTGTGAAGTTCCATACTGTCTGCAATAGAAGAACTGATTACTCCTTGGGGAAAATTGGAGAGATTCAGTGCCCGACGAAAGCAGATGCCCTTTCCATTTCCAAAAGATGCATAAGTTCAGATAGCATCATCTTCTCTAAGGTACACAGAGACTCAGTAGATTGTAGATCTGCAATCACTGATCCCATGACCATAAAGAGTAGAAACAAGCTGCCCTCTACAGTTGGTTCTGTCACATTCTGGCCAACAGAATCGAGTGTTGAAGCTGCCATTCCTGATTTAGCATCTGCCACTATGCTCATTAGGCTGGACGGATACATCCTCCAGTACAGATCTGATTCCAACAAATGCAGTTCGCGATTTCTTTCTCTATCTGGCTGCTACAACTGTGAGGCCGGTGCTAGACTGGAGATTGAACATGTGACTGACTTCGGGACAGCTCTAGCAGTGCTGGAATGCCCAAGCTTGGGATACACAACCTATTATGAGGCCAAAAACACTTTAGAGAAGTCAGTAAGGACCATCCATCTGAATGGTTCCCATGTGGAAGCAAAATGCTTCTTCAGGTGTCCTAACTCTGAATCCCAGATTGTGATTAAAGGGGAGCTTGTGTATCTGTTTAATGATGATGTGAGACATCATAATCAGACCCTCTCCCCAGGTTTGAGTGCAAAATCAGGATATGGATGGGACCCGTTTGGCTGGTTCCGAGCTTCATGGCTAAGAGCCATTTGGGCAGTCCTAGGAGGAACAGTGTCCTTAATCATTGGAGTCATTGTAGTCTACATGATCTTCAATTTATGCATGAAAGCCAAAAGATCCTAGGAGCCTCAGCCCAACTCCCCATCCCACAACCCCTTTCCTTTCCCTTCCCCAACCCTATTTTAGGGTTGGGGTTTCAGCCACTTGACTCCGCTGCTGGATTTGAGACTATTCAAGGCCACTGGTTGCAATCCCTGGTAGCATCTTGGGTTGATTTATTTGTTTTTCCATGTAGCCGGTCTTTGTGT